AAAAAAAAATTTTTGGCCATGGCGATTTTTATTTTTTTTTGCGCCGAAAATAGTGAGCGGAACCTATAACGCACTATATATACCCCCTCGACCCTTATATACTAAAATGACCCAAAGCCTTATATACTTTGTTGCTACAGGTAATACAGAGGAAAACAAACAATGAACAAATACGAAAACCAAATAATGAGCAACTGGCACAACTACAAGGGAAACGGTGGAGCACTCGACTTTGAGACGTTCTACAAGCAACCTTTGAAGATTCAAGCAAGGCTTGTAAGAATCAAGAAGTGGGGCGTTAATCGTCTACTTCGTGACAGTAGCTTGTTATAATCATACGCAATTAGATTTAAGAGAGTAGCTCTCTCTTATCGTGAGTGGCTGAATAACCCCTTCCCAAAGGGGGTAAGGCACACAATAACCTGCTCCAACGGACAAGTGTCTGAGGAGGTGGTGAGTGGTAAGTGCGGACAATACTTAGGTATTTGGGCCGGTAGTCTTTGGAGGTTAACCTTGAACCCTCCCTCACACCCTTAGGGGAACTTAATTTCTTTCGTTAGAAATTAGACTTAAAAGGATGAAAATAGTAAAATAGTATTACAACCCTAAGGAATTATTTTTACACTTATGCCCGTGCACGGGTTTTAAGATTCGGGTATAATCCGAATTAAAATAATGTCGGTCGCCGGACAACGAATGGCGAAGCGTAAAACAGCACACAAGTCAAGAATGTTGCTTCCTAATCAGTTAGGGACATTAGGGCGTGTGTGACTGGGGTGATTCGAACACCCGCGGTTGGAAGCCCGTGGTTAGCGTGAGGGGTTCTGGGGCACCCCAATCGACATCTTATGATTAACAATGTTTAGGGTAACCTAAAAAAATTTTTAGCCATGGCAAAATTTATTTTTTTGATTTGTGAGGCGGGAGCTGGGGAAATTTATCAAAAATAGTGAGCGGGAGATATAACGCAGTATATAAGGGTAGAGGACCTTTATATATGTATTAGAGGCAAAGCTTTATATACTTTGAAACTGTGTGTAATATAGAGAAAAAGAGGTAATTAAAATGACAACACAAACGTATCAAACTAATAAAACCGGCTTCGTCGACTGGGAAGGTCGATTGATGAGTATCCACAACTTTTATGTGGAAGTATTGGGTTCCAGAATGGAAGGAACAAATAGCCTTTACTGTCACACCGTAGGCTGGGCAAACTTACACAGCTTCGGAACCAAACACGGCAGTCTTGACGACGGCGAAGTTTGGGACGCAATTAACAGCGTCGGAGCAAAGTTTAAACTTTACCCAAGCGTTGAAGCTAACCAATGGAATACAACCCCAGAGGACCCAATGATTGAAATCGGATACATGGAGAATTTATAAATGGTTAATATAAGAACCTACGTAAAAAGAGCTTACGAAGCAGAGGCATTATCAAATGACCAAATGAGAAATGAATCTAACGCATTTCATCATTTAATTGGGATGCTTGATTATTTAGCTGATGTTTCAATGATGAACGGACACCAAAAAAGAAATTGGGGAACGCATGTAATAAAACGACTCGGTGAAATTATAACCGATTACGAAGCCGGAAAAAAGGAAGGCAAAGAAATAAGGGAGGCTAAACAATGATGACGCGTAAGCACTACGTGGCCGTAGCTGAAATAATAAAGGCCTTTCCACACGGTAGCCCTACGGCGTCACAGGCTAAACTTATAGAGGCCTTTGCTGATATGTTCGCCCAAGATAACCCCCGTTTTGATAGGGGGGTATTTGTAGAGGCATGTGGGGGGTATGCATGAGTGCCACCCCCTCCACCCGTAGCACCCTTGATAGGTTGGATAAGCTATTGAGTGAGGCAATAGTAAACGCCCTTAAGCAATTAGAGGAGGATGAGCTATAAGGGCATATATAAAGGAGCGATAAAAAAAATTTATCGCCATGGCAAAAAATAAGATTTGTATAAGGGGTATTGTTAAAGGGGGCCACGCCACAACAGGGCGCAGCCCTATGATTACATATAAGGGGGGTTGCGATTAGGGGCCGGGCCCCTATTACAGGGGGGTGCTTACAGCTTGCGGGTAGCGTATGCTACACCGACCATGTAGGTCACTAAGAACCTCTGGTAGGTTGTCATATCTATGCACCTCCTCTTCGCATCCAAGTTGAATGTCTTGTCTTGGTAGCTACTCTACTTGTAGCCTTCCATATTGCATGTGCTTGCTTTGGGGTCATTGTTGTTGTCATATCTTTTACCTCTAATATACCATTAGCTATATTATATATAAGCTTATGGGTATAGCCTATCGTCGAGAGATATAAAATTAAATATTGAGTATATAAAGGAATAAATCCCGCTCATGTTTTTTAATGCTTATCTTTGTTTTTTCTTTTGATATCCCCCGTCTAAACGAAGAAGGCCCCACCCATTCAAAAACGGCGCGTAGGGGGGTTTACACATCGACTGAAATTTTGAACCTTAATTATGCTAAGTAGTGTTAACACTTGGTAGAGCTACTATGCTATATTAAGATATATATTAAGACAGAGAATAGAAACCCTTAAATACTCAGACATGTTAATAGTATTTAGTGAAAATAAAAATGTCAAGAACTACGCAAAATTCAATTAAGTGGACGTGTAATGAAATCCGCGACTTGCTCTTAAGCAAGAACAAGGCCTATGGCGATAGCGCTATAGAACCTGATAACATTTTTAGTAAGCTCGATAATGCACAGGCTATCTGTGCACGTATCGATGACAAGCTCAGTCGTATTAAAAACAATGGGCTCGATGATGCAACAGAAGATACATTAGACGATTTGATAGGTTATCTGATTTTGCTCAAAATCGCACGGGACACTAATTCCCACAAAGCTACTTTATTTACCACGTGTAATTGTGAACACGGGTGGCATAACTGTTCATGCGATACAGGGTATGTACCCCCATGGAGCTTAGAGCTGCCTAAAGATACAGAAGTGAGAGTATTTACCAATGAAGAAAGCCAGCAAGAAGATTAGTGAAGGGCTCGCTAAGATAGGCATAGCCCCGCCGAAGGAAGGCGAAATAAAGCATATTACTGAAGAGGAGATGAAATTAGCTCAGGAAGTTGAAGACACAGGTACTGAAGTTGAGACGAGCGACATAGAGCCTAATCTGTTTATGTCAGCAGAGAAGAGAGCAGAGATAATGGCTAACGCTACACAGGACGTTCCTGATAAAAACTTAGTTCAAGCTTCTTTAGATGCTGGTGGTTCAATACATCCTCTGTTGGTTAATTCTGAAGAAACAGGAGGCTTAGGTTTATGCAACCCGTCGATTTACGACGACGGAGATGATAATTTTTTAGTAGTGGTTAGGAACGTTTCCTATACCCTACATCACAATGAGGGAGAACAAAGATTCCAAACACCATGGGGTCCCCTCAATTACGTAAGACCTGATAACGACCCCACGCTTAAGACCACTAACTTCGTTGGTAGGTTAAATAAGAATGGTAAAGCTATTGGGAACAATGAGATAGGTGTCCACTGGATTCATAAAGTAGATACCTCCAAATTTGATAAACCCCCAGTGTGGGAGTTCCACGGATTAGAAGATGCACGTATAGTAAGATGGAAAGACCAGAATGGTAAGAAACAATTATATATCTGTGGATGTAGAAGAGATGTCAAAGAAGATGGTGAAAGTCGTATGGAGATGTCTAGAATCAAATTAACTAAGAAAGGTTGTAAGGAAACCTTTAGACATAGAATACAATCACCAGTAGATAAGAATGCATACTGTGAAAAGAACTGGATGCCAGTTACTGACTTAGATAACACATTTGTTAAATGGGCTAACCCATTAGAAGTAGTTCAAGCTTATCCACGTACTGAAGGTTATAGAAACTCCAGTGAAGTAATAGTAAAAGCACATCCTTCATCTACATTAAATTTACCATATGACCCACGAGGTAGTTCTCAAGTTATACCATGGAAAGATTATAGGATTTGCGTAGTCCATGATGTTGCTTTCTGGCATAATGAAAAGGGAGACAGAGATGCAATCTATTGGCATCGTTTTGTAGTATGGGATAAAGACTGGAACTTAATAACCATGTCTAGACCATGGAAGTTTATGGATGGTAGAATAGAGTTCTGTTGTGGTATGGCTGCTGATGGAGATGACTTACTTATAACATTTGGTTATCAAGATAATGCAGCTTACTTAGTAAGAACCCCTGAAAAGGTATTTGAAGAATTCTTAGGAGTGAATCTATAATGTTACAAGACCAATTAGAAAAGTTTATATATGATACTCAACATCCCGAGAAGAATTTTGATGTTGGATTTGAATACGAGAAGATAGACCAATGGGCATCAGCTATAGGTTATTACTATAGTTGTGTTGACAAAACTACTGAAAAGAAATTACAGTATGAATGTTTACTTAGAATAGCTAAGTGTTTTGGTGCACAGGGAGAAAGAATGACCCATGAAAAGAATACACTATTAATGGCAATAGACTTGTTGCCTAATCGTGTAGAAGCATATCATGCATTAGCTCAGTTCTATGGAACACAAGCTATGCATAAACAAGGTATGGCTTATGCTAAAATGGGATTACAGTTAGGAAACTTTCAAATAGTAAACAAAGAAGATATAGACCCATTATACACTGACGTAGGTTATAAAGGTATATATCAATTAAAATTTGAATATGCAGTAAGTCTGTGGCATGTAGGTAGATTTAATGAATGTAGAGAAGCTTTTAGAAATTTATTAGAAGACCCTACAGTCTGTGATGAATATAGAGATATGATAGAATATAATATATCTCAGTGTTTAGTTCATGGTAAGTTAGATATAGTTTTACAAGGACCATATAGTGATTATGCTTTAGATACTGCATATCAATATCTAGACTTAAACTTTGTTAACGAGGTAATTATATCTTGTTGGGAAGATGATATTGTTCCAGAGATTAATCATGATAGAATAAGAGTAGTTAAAAGTCCAATACCAGATAGTAGTGGTACAGGTAATAGGAACCTACAGATAGTTTCTTCTTTAGCTGGAGTAAAACAAACCTCTGCAACATATGTAGTAAAGATGAGAAATGACCAGCGTTATACTCAAGAGAGTATGATAGCAATGAATGACTTCTTTAATGCTAATTATGATAAAGCAATACCAACTGGTGCAGAAGCTAGAATATTCACAGCAGGTTATTTCAAGGACTTCCCTTTCCATCCTCGTGACCATTTATATTGGGGTCATAGAGCAGACTTGATTAAGTTGTTTGATATACCTTTAGAAGATAAAGGCTTACATGAGAAACTCAATATAGAGAAAGTGGAACTATCCCATCTCTATGATTGTTTTATTAGAACTGAAACTTATATTGCTGCACATTACTATGCAAGGTTCGACCCTTCAATAAAGAAGTATCTATTAATGCCTGAGAGGTATTTATATGATGATGCACCTTTCATGGAAGAGACAATGGCAGTAAGTAATAAATGGAAGAAAAAGATATTCAAGTCTTTCCCTAGAAAGGGTATTGACTTAGAATGGCCTACCTATGATTGGACTACATATCCCTATGACAATCAGAAAAAACAATTCTCGGAGAGATGGCATGAAGATGGATATTGAAGGAATCTTCCTAGATTCATCTGACGTCACGGAAATAAAAAGATTCCACGAAATGGGAATCATCCGTGGCGTAACAACTAACCCTACTATTATGAAAAAGGATGGGAACACAGATATAAAGAAGACTATTGTAGAGATATGTGAATTAGTTAATCCTTACCCAGTGTCTGTAGAAGTAACTACAAATGACTCACAAGAAGCTTTTGAACAAGCAGTTGAGTTTTCTACTTGGGCTGAGAATATAAATATTAAAATAACTATACATGGTCCTAATGGTGAACCTAATCTCAAGTTGATTAATGATTTGAGTCAACAGGGTATAGAAGTGAATGTTACAGCAATGATGAGTGTACAGCAATGTTATTTAGCCGCAAGTGCTGGGGCTAGTTATGTTTCCTTATTTGGAGGAAGAGTAAATAATATGGGTTACGATTCTAAAAAAGAAATCGCTAAACTTAGAATATTACTTGTAGAACATGATTTACCAGCTAAGATAATTGTAGGTTCAGTAAGAGAGCAGTTTAATGTTATGGAATGGTTGGAGAATGGAGCACACATAGTTACAGTGCCTCCACACATACTAGAAGGTATGTATGTACATCCGTATACTAAAGAGACTGTTCAAATGTTTCTTAAAGATGCGGAGGCATTGAATGAATAGTACTACACTAATATTTCCTATGGCTGGTAAGGGCACTCGTTTTGGTGGAACCTTTAAACCTTTCCTAGAAGTTAATAGTCATGGAACATTTATAGAATTAGCCTTTGAACCTTTTAAGAAGTGGTTACCTTATGTTAAAGAAGTATTATTCGTATATCTTTCTGAACAAGAAGAAACATATAATGTTAGTGAAAATTTAAGGAAATCATTTCCTGATGTTAAATTTGATATCTGTATGTTAGAGAAGGAAACGAGTGGTCCAGCAGAGACTATTCGTATGGCAATTCAAGAAAAGAATATAAAAGGAGCTGCTATCATTTGTGATTGTGACCATGCGTTAGATGTAGATAATATCTTTAAAAATGTATTAGAAGGTTACGATGCTATATTACCAGTATGGCCATTGCGTGGAGAAGATATAAAGTCTTGGAGTATAGCTTCTGTTACTAATACCGGTAAGGTTACAGGTATAGCAGAAAAGAAACTACCAGATACTACTGGAGAATTCTTTGGAGTTATAGGTTGTATCTTTATAAAAGATATCGAAGCATTTAATTTACATGATGGTAATAATGTTTCAGATATAGTAGCACACTTAGAAGATGTTCAAGCTGTAAAAATAGATTGGGCTAAATTCTTTGGTGACCCTCAAAGATTAAAAAAGACATTAGCAGAAGAAAGTAAAGGAACTATATTTTGTGATTTAGATGGAACAGTGATAGTACATGAAGACTCTCCATCTACAATGGGTATCAAAGTATTAGAAGGTGCTACTAAGAAATTAAGAGAGTGGTATGATGAAGGTTATTACATTGTATTGACTACAGCTCGTAATAGTTTAAATCGTGAATATTTAGAATCTCAACTATTGAGAAACAATATAGAATATGATAAATTAATTATGGATTTATCTTCAGGACCACGTGTGGTGATTAATGACCGTAAACCTTCTGATTTTTTAAGACCTTCAGCACGTGCCTTTGAAGTTAAACGTAATGATGGTATATTAGACCTTGAGGTTTCTATACCACATGTAAACATAATTGAACGTATGAAAGGTGGGTCTTTTGCTGATACATTATTAGTAGAACATGAAGACCAGAGGTATGTAAGAAAGACTGCTTCTAAATCTGAGAATCTAGAATTAGGTTATATTAAATTAAAGAAACAAGCAAACGAATTAAAAAGGTTTAAAACCCTTTACACTTCATTAGTTCCTAATGTTACAAGCGAAGAAGACAATTCCTATGAGTATTTTTACGAGATGGAATATTTAGAAGATTATACACTTCTCTCTGAATGTCATATACAACAACAGTATAGAGCAGTAGAGAAATTACTTAAATTATTAACCAACAATGTATACAACTATAAAGCAACATTAAAAGATGGTCGTGATTGGTTACGCCAACATTTAGAACAGAAAGTCTTTAAGAGGGCTGAACTGTTAGACCATTCAGGTAGATTACGTTTACTGTTAGATGAATGTTTAAATTCATTCGGTTGGATACTTGCACCTAAAAGTCTATGTCCTGTTCATGGAGATTTAACATTTGAAAATATTTTAGTAGACCTAAAGAATGATGATGTTAAACTTATTGATATGGATGGAGCAGAGTATATGGATGCTATGGAATTAGATATGGGGAAGATGTTTCAATCCCTTATAACATATTATGAAACATGGTCTAAGTTACCAGATGAAGAATTAGAAACATTTGATTTCTCATTAGACTCTCCTCAGATTGAAGGGTATATCAATCTATGGAGTAAGATGTTAGATGAAGACGAAGAAGTATTAAGAGCAAAGATTTACTTCTATACAGCACTTCATTTAATTAGAATGATACCCTTTAGGCTGAAGGTAAGCGATAAACAAGGTAGATTCGCTTATGACAGCGCACTTAAGTTACTAAACCAAATTGGAGATATATTAGCATGACGAAATGGACACCAAGTCACATGAGGCTGAGCCCAAGTAAAATCAATACATATATGAAATGTCCTAGAGAATTTTACTACAAATATATAAGTAAGCTCCCTGAAAAGAAAACGATACACCTCTTCCGTGGAACTCTAGTACATAAAGTATTAGAAGACTTATTTAAGAATAAGTTCAGAACGTTATCACAATGGGAAAAAGGAGGACCCGCTATATGGGTTCAAGACCAATTCGAAAAGGGTTGGGAAGAGAAAATAGCAAAACATAAATGGTTATGGGAAGTTCATACCAAAGAAGAAATGGATGCTATGTATATAGAGACAGAAGCTCTATTACAGAATTTTGTACAAAGCGTTAATAAGAAATTAACTGAGATGGTACATTGGAAAATATTTAAAACTAAACAACAGGCTTGGAATGCAGTTGCACCAAAGTATGCAGAACGTTGGGTTAAATCTCATGAGTATGCAATAGTTGGAGTTATAGATGTTGTATGTAATGATTTTGATGGTGGAACTACTTTATTGGATTATAAAACTAGTAAGCGCTATGGGCCCTATTTACCAGAAGAATATTATCGCCAGTTGATTATCTATGCATTTTTGTATACATTAGAGATGGGTGAGATGCCTAATTTTGTAGGCGTTAACTATCTACGCTTTGATGATACTTTCTTTGTAAAGGTAACACAGAATCAACTTGATGAAGCTAGAGACTTAATTAAGTTCGTACACGACTGTATTAAGGAAAGAGAAGAAATGGAAGACCGTTATGAGCAAGTACCACAAAACTTGTGTAAATGGTGTTCTTTCCATAAATCTAATGGTGGACCTTGTGACGCTAAGATACCAGTATGGAAACCTAAAAGGAAAACATATAAGAAAGAGGTCTATAAAGATATAGACTCAAAATTGAAAGGACAGATAGAGCTTGATAGTCAGGAACAGTTTCCTGAGTTCGATTAGGCGAAATCTTTATATATGCGCGTTGTGTAAAACTATTACATGGCGCGCGATGATTATGGAGCCATCTCTGTAATCTCTGATGAAGAAAAGGAGATATTAGGGATTGGTGGACCCAAAAGACCTGACGATGACGAAGAGGAAAAGCTATTCGAAACTATTGGCAAAGCTGCCGATAAAATCGGAGAAACACAAGTCGGTAAAAAGATAGGGACTATAATCACCGTCGTATTACTAGCGCTCTTGAGTGGGGGGGCTAACATGTCTATTATTCATGAATTTATGAATGGAGACGATGAAGGCCCCATCGGGGGCTGTCTAGAAGACAACGCCACTAACTATAATCCTAAAGCTACCTTTGATGATGGTAGTTGTAATTTTGTTGTGATAGTGTATGGTTGTACAGACCCTGAAGCGGTTAACTATGACCCACAAGCTACTCATGATAATGGTAGATGTAATATTTTAAATCAAGGTGGAAATAATACAAACGAAACTCAAACTAACGAAACAGTATATGGTTGTATGGATATAGATGCAAACAACTATAATGATAAGGCTACAGAGGATGATGGCTCTTGTGAATATGAACATGAAGAAAATCATTGTAACCACACTGATATGTATGCTTGGGAAGGTTTATCTCATGGAAATGTTTCTAGACCATCTAACCATAGCACAGATATGTATATGGACTTTGATACTAATTGTGATGATGATGAAGACCCTTTACCTATACTTGTTTATTATGATTTAATACATGTGATGATTGATGAAGATGAAGATGGTAATAAGTCTTTATATTATGATAATTACATCTATACCAAAGTATTCTTTAATGTATCAGGATGGACAGAAGATGAACACTGGTTTGAATATGATGATTTATTTGAAACACCATTTGAAGAAAACTTTAATGACATTTATGAAGGTTACTGGTTTTATTATACATCTTATTATGCAGATTATAATGGAAACGGAGACTATTACGAAGATGGAGAATATGTCGGTTACTCCACTAATTGGGGACCCGGCGATATAGAAGATATAGGATGGGTGCTCGATGTCTAGATATAAGAAACTATTGGAAAGTATAGGTGAGGAGGAATGAAAGCAAAGCAAATGCTTATCATTACAAACATGTTAGAAAAGATTATATCTGATATGGACGATTTAAAATTGACGATTACTGAAATGAAGATGAAAGAAGTAGAAGCTAATGGCGGCTTCATGGAGGAAGAATGAATGAGTCCTCTAGCGGAGTTTCTACTAACTCTAATGGAAGTTTCAGCAGTTGCTCTAGCACTTGCTGGAATTACAATAGTAATTGCCTTTGCTCTCCGGATAACCTATTGGTTTTTAACGCCATGGGGAAGACTATTACAAACAGTAATAAGAATGATACCGAAGAGAAAGAAGAAAGAAAAGAAGATGAAGCCACAGGAAAAGGAGAAACCACAAATGAGTGATAAAGACGTAGCAAAGGAAGGAGTAACATTTAACGATATTTTTATGTTCATGATTGCTGTACCTTTAGTTTTACTCTGGGTTGGGTTTGCTGGGTTTGTTATACACAGTGGACTTAACGATGCCGCAGTTCTTGAAGACATAGAAGGATATACAACTTTGATTGCTATATTAGGTGGGCCAGCCCTTCTAATTATCAAAGATGCTTTAGATGTCTGGAAACAAGAACAAGCTGAGAAGACTGCTTTCTATAAGATAAAAGCACAATCTGTTATTGATTATAATAACCAAGCTCAGTCACAAGCTCAGATGATAGAATCTAAACAGCAAGAACAAGAACATAAAATGGAGAACAAAAAATGAACGATTTCGAACAAGAGAAATTAGCAGATGAAGTCGCAGGATTACACGAGGTAGTAGAAGCTCTATTATCTAAGATGCACTGCTGCTGCAACTGCGACTGCGCTGAAGCAGAGGAAGAAGAAGAAGCTGGGGAGGAGGAATAATGGCCGACCCAGAACTTAAAGGAGAACACTTTCACAAGAATAATCCAGATATGAAATTAGATTTTTCTACAGTAAGTGAAGCAGATATCGCTGCTATGGAAGCCAAGAAAACAGTAAGAGGCTTTCCCATAACCCATAATGAATCCATAGATGCACCGGGCAATGAAACCCAGCAACAATTTATGGCTTCAGATGGAAGCGGTAGAATAGGTCCAAGAGAAACCCCAACATCTGTAGCATGGCTAGAGAAAGTTAGGATGGTTGGACAAGAAGAGGATTTACCAGAACCATAGGAATATAGCGCGCCGCTAATTTTATAAGGAGAAAATATGGTAAGTCAAAATAAAAAATACAATATAGATAAAACGCTAACAATGAGAAAGAGTGGCTCTGGAGAGAAAGTCTTCAGCCACGTAGGTGGTAAAACCCACGCTCTTGAAAAACACGCTATATCTAAAGAAACTGCACTAAAGCAGATAAGAGATGTAACAGAATCCGAGATAGCACGAAGAGAGCATCACGGACACGTTATAGGCAAACGCCAAGCACGCTCTCATAAAAAGACTTTAAGAGAGTAAATAGTAAGCCTTATATAGGGCGACCACCTAGTTATTAAGGGCTCGCCCGTTAGGGCCAAGGCTTCAGAGGACAGGCATACGCCAGAGTCCAAGGGGAGCCCCACCATGGAGAAAACTATGTCAAACAACACAACAAACGAAACAAGCAATAATGATACTGCTCTAGACACTAATATGACCAGTAACGTTACTGCCGATGATGTAAGCGAATCTGGAATGCTAGATGGATTATTGGATGCATTAAGTGACTCACCTGAGCTAGCTTTAGCTTTGGTAGTTATAGGCGCACTCGCGGCCTATATTGCATACACACAACCAGCTGTAAGAGCTTTGTTATTACCTCTATTAAAGAAGTATGATGATGAATTGCTCGACCTTATGGATAAGTCCATGACAGCAGCACAGGTTAAAGCTTACGAGAAGCTGGATGAAGCAGCTCAAAAGCATGTAAAAGATGCAATGCTCAGAAATGTAATAATGTCAGCATATGACCAGAACGATGATAAATTCGCTACGGTTGTTAAGACAGAACTCAAAGACGCTTTAACAGAAGCTAAGAAAATTTGAACGAGACAGAATATGAGCAGCGGTTACGCCAGCGAGTAGGAGAAGGAGAATATGAACGTCATAAAGAACTTGTACGCTTGCTGGCTCGCAATCTCACTCTTGAAGACATTCTTTGGGAAGAAATTTCTGTACATCTTCGGGATATTAACTTACGAACAGAGCTCTTGCGCCAAAGAAATGCAATCGTTAAAGACATACATACGGAATTCAGAGCGTTGAACATTGAAATACCAAGTGTAGTGGAACAGAAGACAGAAGGATTTGCTTCCTTCTTGGAGGATTTAAGTGATGAGTCTACCAGTAAAGAACGAAACGAAGACACTAAAGAAAGCTCTTAGTGGAATAGGAACTTATGATTCAAGAGGATTAGAGGATATATTCGAAAAGTGTAGACACAGTGAAGATAAAATGTTAAAATTGATACGTGCCTTTTGTGCAACGTATTTAATTGATAATAAACAACGACCATTAAAGTTGAGACCACTGCAAGAGGATATAATTGTTAAATCTTTAACACATCCTCAGAATGGTAAGCAACGTAAACTGGCTATTTTAGCGCCACGTGGTAGTGGAAAGTCATACGCCTTAGCGGTAGCTGTCACTATCTATATGTTTTTTAAAAGATTTAGGGATTTAATCTTTGTATTGGCTCCATCAGAGGACCAAGCTGCATTAATCTTTGGATATGTGTATCGAAACTTCAAGGATAATAAATTCTTAGATAGTTTAGTAGATAATTATAAATTCCACAATAAGCCCCATATACGCATGAAAGGTGGCACAATGATGCGCAGAGCACCATTAGCGCCTAGTAATCAGGGACAGGCTATACGTGGACAACATCCTACTTTATGTATTGTTGACGAGTCTCCACTTATTGATGATAGACTCTTTGTAGATAATGTAGAACCAGCAATAGTTTCTAATAAAGCGCCATTTATCAATTTAGGAACTCCAAAATCAAAAGATAACCATATGTGGCGTTATCTTTATGATGATGGATATGCTGGTTCCTTTACTAGACTACATTATACGTGGCGTGACGCAGTGAAGCCCGGAGATGCTTATTCAGCTCCTTATACAGAAGTAGAAATGTTAGATAAGATGACCGAATGGGGGGAAGATTCTATCTACTGGAGGACAGAATACGAATGTGAGTTTGTAGAGTCTGTATCGAATGTATTCAATCCAGAAAAAATAAAAGCATGTCTACATGAGTATGAAGTCACAACCCCAGAGTCCCTTGAGTCGGGACGAGATTACGGTCCTAACATTACTGTCGGTGTTGATGTTGGGAAATCTGTTAACTCTACTGTTATTACAGGATGGAGAAGGGAGAAGTCTATGGGGGATATTGCGACAGAAGATATTGCACGCCTTATATACATTGAAGAAATCAATCCTAGAACTGGTGGGCACGACATTCCATTTCAACGTCAGCGTATTATGGATGTTTCTAATGCTCTTGGTGCTGATAAGCTTATTGTGGATTGTACGGGAATTGGTGGCGCTATCGAACAAGACCTCAGACTAGCATGTATCAATTCAGCTCCACAAATACATTTTATAGGCTTTGTTTTTACAGGAGGACCTAGAGGTACTAAAACACAGATGTATAGAGATTATCAATCTTTTATCCAACAGGGGCGCGTAATAGTGCCTAGTCCTGATAATCTATTACCACATCAAGCTAAGGTAATTAATAAATGGATAAGAGAACATTTCGACTTACAATATACAATGGATGCAGCTAATAAGACAGAAAAGATAGCTGCTCCAGATACAAAGCATGATGACTATTGTGATAGTTCTGCAATGGGTCTACATGCCACTTTAAGTATGTTACCGGGAGCAGGTAGTTTTGGTAACGCAGATTTAAAACAAGGAAGCCCTCGAAAGGTCCAAAGAGACTTTTCAGGGAAGGTTTCTAATAAGGGTCTTTTTACCACTCGACAACGCCGAGTTCGACTAAATAAAGGCCGATATGGTAAATTTTGATATAAATCGGAGGAAAGCTTTATATACTATTTTCGATTTAATATAAATAGCCATGTCGTTTATTGATAATGTAAGGCGACGTTTTGCATCCGTAGGAAGCGAACCAGCCTTCAAAAA